AACTTCTTCCGCCAAAGAAAAAGTTTCGACTGAAAAAACAGATCCGCCAGACAATCAACCTGTACCTGATAGAAGAGCGTTGCAATGGCAAAAGAGAAACTCTTGGTTTGGTGGTAATGATCAAAGCGAAAAGATTATGACACAAGCGGCTATGGTAATTCATAAGGAGTTAATAGATGAGGGAGTATATCCTGATGCTGATCCAGATGAATACTATAGTGAGTTAGATTCAAGAATCAGATCTGAGTTTCCTGATAAATTTAAATCTGTTAAATCAGAAAAAAAAGTTCAGGTAGTTGCGGGGGGAACGCGTACTTCTCCAAGTGGCAAACAAAAAGTCACATTGACTAAATCAGAAGTAGAGACTGCTAATAAATTAGGAGTATCTTTACAAGAATACGCGAAACAAAAAATGCGCAGAGATCAAGCTGCGGGATAAGGAGTAGATGAATGACACAGGCTACTAAGACAACTCGAAAGACGCGAGCATCGGGTACTCGCAAGAAAACATGGGCACCACCAAGTCGATTGGAAACTCCAAAAGCTCCTGATGGTGTACATTATAGATGGGTTCGAAATGAACTATTAGGTGAGGATCACTCAGGTAATGTTCACGAAAGAAGCCGTCAAGGATACGAACCAGTTAAACCAGAAGAGCTTGGCGTTGGCTGGCAAGCGGATGTTTTAGAAACAGGTAAACATGCGGGAACTGTTAGATCAGGTGATTTGATTCTAATGAAGGTTGACCAAGAAATTGCAGACCAAAGAAACGATTACTTCTCTAACAAGACCAAAGCTGCAGAGGGAGCGGTCAACTCTGAGTTGCAGAAAAACAATAGCGCTGTTGCACCTATAAGCCAAGACGAACAGTCCTCAGTCTCAGTAGGCGGAGGAAAAGAAGCAAAGTTCGAGGATTAATTTATTTGCCTCTAGCTTTGCATAACACTAACAAACGGAGGTAAACATGGCAGGTTTTGGATTAAGTTCAGTAAAACATGCGAAAGGTGGAATTGTTAGAACTAACAATTTTGTCGGTCAAAATGGTTATAGAATCGCCACTACTGCTCCAACTGCATTCTTCGAAGGTGATCTCGTGACTCTAAGCTCAGGTAATATCGTAACAGATATGGGAGCTGCAAGTCCAGGCGCAGTCGTAGGTGTTTTCTGGGGTGCAGAATACCAAGACAACTCAACTGGTGAAGTTAAGTTTGTCAGAAGTATTCCTAATGGCACTGTAGCCAAAGAGAAGTACAAGTGTTATGTATATGATGACCCCGATGTAATCTTTAAGATTCAAGCGGATCAGGCATCATCTGCAATAGCAGCTACTAATGTAGGTAATAATGTACAGATCGTTGCTTCACCAACAGGTGATGCAATCACACATAAATCAGGTCTTGTTGCTGATTCATCAACAGTTGCTACAGGAAACGCAGGTTTCCCATTACAAGTATTAGGTAGTGCTGAAATTGATGACAGCTTCACATCTGCAGGAACCACTATGGACATTTTGGTGAAAATTAATACTCATCAGTTTGGCAATGGTGGCACTGGCGTAGCAGGTATATAGGAGGATAAACTATGGCTATAACTAGAGCACAGATCCTCAAAGAACTTGAGCCAGGTCTTAATGCTATTTTCGGTACTGAATATAACAGATACGAAAATGAGCATGCCGTCTTGTTCGATGAGGAAACATCAAACAGAGCATTTGAAGAAGAAGTACTCTTCCCAGGCTTTGGAACAGCAGGTGAGAAATTTGAAGGCGCACCAGTCTCTTACGCAGAAACAGGTGAAGGCTTCGTATCACGATACACTCACAAAACTGTTGCATTAGCATTCTCATTAACTGAGGAAGCTATGGAAGATAACTTATACGATAAGTTGTCAACCAGACTAACCAAAGCATTAGCGAGAGCTATGGCTTCTGCAAAGCAGTTAACAGCTGCTAACGTTTATAACAACGCTTTTAGTACAGACTTTAAAGGCGGTGATGGACAACCATTAGTATCTAATGCGCACCCATTACAAAACGGTAGCACTGGTTCCAACAGACCAGCAACTATGGCTGACTTATCTGAAACATCTTTAGAAACAGCGTTAATTGATATCGCTGGATTTACAGATGACAGAGGAGTACCAGCAGCAATCGTTGGTAAAACATTGCACATTCCAAGACAGTTAGTATTTGTCGCTGAAAGACTTATGAAGTCTCCAAGCAGACCAGGTACTGCTGACAATGATATTAATGCAATTAACAACATGGGTATGTTACCTGGTGGTTACTATGTAAACCACAGGTTTAATGATACCGATGCTTTCTTTATTAGAACTGATTGTCCTAACGGAACAAAGATGTTTAATAGAGCTGCATTAACAACTAAAATGGAAGGTGACTTTGAAACAGGTAACGTAAGATACAAAGCCAGAGAGAGATATTCATTTGGATTCTCTGACTGGAGAGCTGTCTACGGTAACCAAGGAGCCTAATAAACTTATAGGTTGGGGGCTTAGTGCCCCCTTCCACTATTAACATTGACTAGCGAAAGCTAGATTATGAAAGGATAAACAATGGGAAGAACAACATTTTCAGGTCCATTAAGAGTTGGAAAGACTCAAAAAACAAGCGATGCAGAGTTTGCTGGTGCAGTATCTCTTGTCGCAACAGCCTATATGGCTGACCCAACAGCAGCAACTACAACAGCGCTTCGTAGAGGATCTAGTGCAACTGGAAGCTCTGCTGAAGCAGTTATCTTGCCTGCTAACGCAATCATCGCAAAGATTGAAGCAGAAGCAGATGCAACTGGCGGTACAGACCCGACGTTTGATCTAGGCTTTATTGAAGTAACAACCGATAGCCCTACTTCAGATACTGATGGTATTATTGATAATGGTGACGCAGATGCAGGTCACACAGTCTTTGATTTTTCAACAGGAACTGTTGGAAATGACTTTGGCTTTGTAATGAGCTCAGACCATCCTGTTAAAATTACAGGTGGTGTAGGTGCTTCTGCTGCAACTGGTGGAAACATTAATCTAAGGATTCACTATCATGTTTACGATACTTCATTCGGAACTGATATAAGCGGAACCTAATAATTAAATATTAACTCGGTGGTGGGGTGTAATGACCCCACCCTTAAAAAGGAGAATATAACATGGCTTTAGTAACATATTTAGATGGTGCTAGAAAACTATTAAATCAGTACGTAATAGCTGCAGGAGATGCTACTGGTGCACAAAGTTTAAGTATAGATGTATCAGCTCTTGCTAAAAATAATGGCAAAGAATGTACACATGTATCTTTAAACAAAGTTTATTTTAATGTTCAAGTAACTGATAATGCAGATGCTGTAGAAATGCAGTGGGATGCGGATACTCAAAGACCATTCATCGTTTTGAATGGATATGATGATTATGACTTCAGCTCTATAGGTGGTATATCACCAACAACTGCTGATAAAGCTGCCAGTGGTTATACTGGTGATGTTACAATTGTAAATCCAGCAAGAGCAGCTGGAGATACTATCTTCATTAAAATGGAGTGGATTAAACATTACGCTAACTAATGGCAACATCTGGCACACATACGTTCAATTTAGACGTTGCTGAGATTATACAAGAAGCCTACGAAAGAGTAGGCTTCGATGTTAAATCAGGATATGATTTAGTTACAGCAAGACGGTCTTTAAATTTATTATTAACTAAATGGGTTAATGAAGGTGTAAATTTATTTACACTAGATCTAACTACTCTAACTCTAACAAAAGATACAGCTACTGTAAATCTAGCAGCTAATCAGTATCTAGATATTATTGATGCTACTACAAGAGATACAAATTCATCTCCTGTGACTGACACAGAATGTGAAAGAATTAGTTTATCAGAATATCTTAACTATCCAAATAAAACAACTAGCGGTAAGCCTGTGCAATTTGCTGTTGAAAGAAACAGTCAATTTGATAATTCAGGTACAGCTAATCATAAAATTTATTTATTCCCTGTTCCAGATCAAACTTATTACCAACTACATTGTTGGACTATTAGGTATCCTCAAGATATAACAGATACCTATACACAAAATCCAGATGTACCTAGAAGATATCTGCCTGCTTTAATTAGTGGGTTAGCTTTTGAATTAGCAAATAAAAATGCAGACAAAGTAGATGCTACAAGAAGAGCAGAACTAAAAGGTATATACAATGAAGAATGGCAGTTTGCAAAAGAAGAGGATAGAGAAAGAGCAAGTTTTTATATACAACCTAAGATTCGCGGGTACTAAGAGCGATGGCTAAAAGAGCTTCAGGTAAATATGCATATCTGATAGATGATCGTTCAGGCAGGAAGATACGATACAAAGATGCGCGAACAGAGTGGAATGGGCTTCGAGTTCACAAAAAAGATTGGGAGCCCAAACACCCACAACTAACTCCACCAAAGTTAGGACCAGAAGCAACTTCATTATACAATCCAAGACCAGACGCAGATGATGATAAAGTCACAGTAAGACTTGGTTCTTTATTTGGAAGAGGTACACCTAATACAGTTGCATCAGTTGGCACTGTTAATATTAATGTAGCTGAAGTTGCAGAGAGTCCAAGTTTATTACGGGCTGCATTTACTTTACCAACATTTGCTACAGGTGTAACAACTGTTGGTGTAGGATTATCCTCTGCTGTAGGTTCTGTAGATGTAAGCACAGCGGAGAATGCAGATTCACAATTATTACAAGTAGCATTTACACTTCCAAACATAAGTGTTCTTGAAGAGGCAGATGGTTTAGCTTTATCTTCAGCATTTACAAGTCCGACATTTAGTGCTAGCTCTAATATAATATTAACAGGTCAATCTTCTGCTTCGGCTCATGGGGGCACTGGATTAAACTTTAATCTTACAGAAGTTCCTATAGGACAACCACTGTCAACTGGCATAGGATCGCTAACATTCCAAGCTAGTTCTCAGTTAGCTATAACAAGTCCAGCAGCTGCTACTGGAATTGGTACTATAAATATTAGCACAGAAGAAGACGTAGGTGGGTTGTCTTTAACATCAGCTCATGGTACAATATCAATTAGCATTGATAGCTCAGGCTGGGGTATCCAGACTTGGGGTCAGAATGTTTGGGGTACATAATTATGGGTTTAACATTTAATCAATTAAAACAAGGTATTCAGGATTTCTTAGAAAATTCTGCAGCTTCTTTTACTACTGCTACAGGTTCTGGTAAAGCACCTATAGAAGTATGTATAGAACTAGCAGAGCTTAGAATTGCTAAAGAAGTAGATCTTACAGCTTTCAGAAAAATAAATACTTTTAGTCTTACACAGAATGTATCTACAAAAGCAGTGCCTGAAGACATGGTGGTGCCCAGATATTTACGTATTCAAAACGGAGATTTTTTACTACAAAAAGACGAAACATTTATAAAAGAGTTTAACAAGAATCCTACTACTACAGGAACAGTTAGATTCTATGCTTTAAATCAAACTGGCTCTACTTACACCAGTAGTAACAGACAAACAAATTTCTTATTTGGACCAACTCCATCCCTTG